ACGGTGCGAAGATCTTCACGATCGCGCCGAAGCTCGACCAGGCGGACATCATCTACAACAACCTGTGGCAGATGGTGCTGCTGGATCCAGAGTGGCAGCAGCGCAAGGACAACCTGGAAGCGGCGAAGAAAAGCAAGGCGGCGAAGGATGACCCGGAGCTCGCCAGGCACCGCATGACGGATCTGTACCTGCCGGCGAACAACGGCACGGTGAAGAAGATCGCGTTCAGCGCCAGGAAGTCCGACGGCTTCAACCCGAGCCTGTGTATCTGCGACGAGGTCGCATCCTGGCAAGGTGACCAGGGCCTCAAACAGTACGAGGTCATGAAGTCCGGCATGGGCGCCCGCGGCGATGCCATCATGCTGTCGTGCACGACTGCCGGCTATGTGGACGGCGGCATCTATGACGAGCTGCTGGCAAGGTCCACCCGATTCTTATTAGGCAACAGCAAGGAAAAGAAGCTGCTGCCTTTTTTATATGTCGTCGATGACCCGGAGAAGTGGAACGACATCAACGAGCTCCGCAAGAGCAACCCGAACCTCGGCGTGTCCGTACCTGTGGACTTTATGCTCGAGGAGATCGCAGTGGCGGAAGGCTCACTCAGCAAGCGCACCGAGTTCCTGACGAAGTACTGCTGCATCAAGCAGCACAGCAGCCTCGCCTGGCTTCCTGCCGTAGATGTGGAGAAGGCAGCCGAGGATCCTCTGCCGGATCTGGCTGACCTCAAGAACTGCTACTGCGTCGGCGGCATCGACTTGTCCAGGACGACGGACCTCACGGCCTGCACGGCGGTGATCGAGAAAGACGGGCAGCTGTACGTGTACGCGAGATTCTTTATGCCAGGCGCACGCCTGGAAGAAGCAATCGCCAGGGACGGCCTGCCCTACGATGCCTTCGTCCGGCTCGGCTTCCTGAAGCTGTCCGGCGAGAACTTCGTGGACTACCGGGACTGCTTCGAGTTCTTCCGGGAACTGGTGGAGCGGTGGAAGATCTACCCGCTGAAGATTGGCTACGACCGCTACTCGGCGCAGTACCTGGTGAAGGAGATGGAGTCGTACGGCTTCCACATGGACGACGTCTTCCAGGGCTTCAACCTGACGCCGGTCATCAACGAGTTCGACGGGCTGCTCCGGGACGGCAAGGTGCACATCGGCGAGAACGCGCTGCTGAAGATCCACCTGCTAAACTCGGCGCTCAAACATGACAACCAGACCGAGCGCGTCCGCTTGGTAAAGATAAAAGCAAACGATCACATAGACGGCTGCGCCGCGCTCCTCGATGCCTTCACCGTGCGCCAAAAGCACTGGGCAGAGATCGGCGGGCAGCTGCAGAACAGCGGGAGGTAAAACCGCATGTCTTTATTTGACAAAATCTTTGGCCGCGACCTGACACCGCCTCGCCAGGAGCAGACCTCTTTCCAGCTGCTGAGTGACTACCGGCCAGTGTTCCGCACCTGGGGCGGCGAGATGTACGAGACCGAGCTGGTCCGTGCGAGCATCGACGCAATAGCCAGGCACACCAGCAAGCTGAACATGACCATCCAGGGCGAAGCCAAGCCGAAGCTGCGGACGCAGCTGAAGAGATCCCCGAACAGCTTCCAGACCTGGGGCCAGTTCCTGTACAGGCTGCGCACGATCCTGGAGATGCAGAACACTGCCATCATCGTGCCGGTGATCAGCGAGACCGGCGAGACCGTGGGCGTGTACCCGGTCTACTACACGAAGCTGGACGTGGTGGCCTATAAGGGCGAGCCGTGGCTGCGTATGGAGTTCGCGAATCATGACTGGGCAGCGGTCGAGCTGTCGAAGGTCGGGATCCTGACGAAGTACCAGTACAGGAACGACCTCTTCGGCGAGTCCAACAAGGCGCTGCACCCGACGCTGGAGCTCATCGACATGCAGAACCAGGCGATCGAGGAAGGCGTGAAGACGTCGGCCTCTTATCAGTTCATGGCGACGCTGACGAACTTCACGAACGACGAAGACCTGGCGAAAGAGCGCATCCGCTTTACGGAGCAGAACCTGAAAGCGAAAGGCGCGACCGGCGTGCTGCTGTGGCCGAACAACTACAAGGACGTCAAGCAGATCGAGACGAAGCCCTTCGTGGTGGACGCTCCGCAGATGAACCTGATCAGGACGAACGTGTTCGACTACTTCGGCGTGAACGAAGACATCCTGCAGAACAAGGCCTACGGCGACTCGTGGGCTGCGTTCTATGAGGGATGCATCGAGCCGTTCGCGATCCAGCTGTCGGATGTGCTGACGAAAATGCTGTTCAGCCCGCTCGAACAGTCGAACGGGTCCTTCGTCATGGCGACCAGCAACCGGCTGCAGTACATGACCAACAAAGACAAGATAGACACCACCGCAGCGTTCGCCGACAGAGGCATGGCCACCATCGACGAGCTGCGCGAGATCTGGAACCTGCCGCCCCTGCCGGATGGCCTGGGTGCGACGATCCCGGTCCGTGGTGAGTATTACGACCTGAGAACGAACAACGAGGAAGGAGGCATCGTAAATGCCGAATGAAGAGATCAGCGCCGTGTTGGAAGTTAAGATCCGTAGCGGCAGAGAGTTCCGGGACATGGAGATTCGTGCCCTGGATAATGAGGATCCGAACGAGATGCTCGTGGAAGGATACGCCACCACCTTCAACGAGCCGTACCTGCTCTACAGCGAGCCCGGCTACAGGGTGTTCGAGCAGGTCGACCGCAACGCCTTTGAAGGGTGCGATATGTCCGATGTGATCCTGCAGTACGACCATGAGGGTCGCGTGTTTGCCCGTATGAGCAACGGCACTCTGACGGTCACGCCGGACGAACACGGGCTGAAGATCAGAGCGATGCTGGGCGGCACCGAGATCGGACGCCAGCTTTACCAGGAGATCCGCGGCGGCTACACCACCAAGATGAGCTTCGGCTTCAATGTGGAAGAGGACACCAGCGAGATCCACGAAAACAACGAGACCGGTGACGTGCGTATCCTGCGGACGATCACGAAGATCTCCAAACTGTACGACGTCAGCGCAGTAAGCCTTCCGGCAAACCCTGCGACGGCTATAGCAGCTCGTACCTACGGCGAGGGAGTCATCGCCGAGGCAAAAGCGGAGAGACAGAGAGCTGAAGAAGTAATTGAAGCAAAACTGAAAGTAATCACCAGGATCCGGATCCTGTCGGATTACTAAAAGGAGAGCAGCATGGAAAACATCAAAGAAATGGAGACGTCAGCCCTGATTGAGCTCAGGACCGAAATTACCACCAAGGTAACAGAGGACAAAAGCCTGGAAGAGCTGAACGCCTTCGAGGAAGAACTCCGCGCCATCAAGGACGAGCTGGAGGCGCGCAAGGCTGAAGAAGCCAAACGCAGAGCCAAGGCAGAAGAGATCCTGAACGGTGCCGGAGAAACCATCGAAACCATCGAACCTGTTGAGGAGAGAACAATGGAAAACATCGAAATCAGAAACACCAAAGAGTACATCGACGCCTATGCCGAGTACATCAAGACCGGCGATGACAGAGAATGCCGCGCCCTGCTGACCGAGAACGTCAGCGGCACCGTGCCCGTGCCCGAGTTCGTTTATAACGAAGTCAAGACCGCATGGGAAGCCAACGAGATCACCCGCAGAGTGAAGAAGGCCTACATGAAGGGCAACGTCAAGGTCGGCTTCGAGATCAGCTCCACCGGCGCAACCGTTCACACCGAAGGCGGCGACCCCGTAAACGAAGAGACCCTGACCCTTGGCGTCGTCAACATGGTGCCCAAGACCATCAAGAAGTGGATCTCCATCAGCACCGAAGTGTATGACACCCGTGGCGAAGAGTTCCTGCGCTATCTGTATGACGAACTGACCTACAAGATCGCCCAGAAGGCAGCAGACGAACTGCTCGACAAGATCTTCGCCTGCGGTACCGTCGGCACCACCACCCAGGTCGCAGTCGGCAGAGTGGCCGCCACGCAGATCAACGTGGGCCTCGTAGCTCAGGCTATGGGCTCCCTGTCCGCAGAAGCCACCGATCCCGTGGTCGTTCTGAACCCGGCCACCTGGGCCGCCTTCAAGGCTGCACAGGCTGCCAACGGCTACAACTATGACCCGTTCGAAGGTCTGACTGTCATCAAGAACAGCCACGTGACCGCCTTCAGCGCTGCCACCACCGGCGTGCCCTACATGCTCGTGGGCGACTTCGGCTATGGCGCTATGGCAAACTTCCCCGCTGGTGAAGAGGTCAAGTTCGTCTTCGACGACAACACCCTGATGACTCAGGACCTCATCCGCATCATCGGCAGAGAGTACGTCGCAATCGAACCCGTGGCCTGCAACGCCTTCGTCCAGGTCGCAAAGTCTTTCAGCTAAGCCCTGACGAGCCTATCGTCGATCAGGGCGAAGCAGATTTTGCCACACTGAACAGTTAAGGAGGTGACAGCATGTCTTACACACCAACAGAATGGAAAAGCGGAGATGTTATCACCTCCGAGAACTTAAACAAACTCGAACAAGGTGTAGCGGCCGCAGGCGGCGGTGGCGGCGGTGCGCTTGTGGTTATCGCAGACGAGCCGATGGCAGACCCACCCTCATGGGTGACGGATTTGTTTGAGAGTTATATTATCTATGAAACGAATGTAACATACGCACAGTTCCACGAAGCCTTTACCTCAAATGTATTGGGGCTGTCTGCTCCTGCGAATAGTAGCATCTTCAACAGAAATCGCTCACAGATGATTGCTGAATTTATGGATTCGGGCTTTATGGAAGAGTTCAACATATATTTCGCTAAAACATTCGCCTATAAATATGACGGTGGATTTAGTCAGATAGAGATGTCATTCATCGCAAACGCTGAAGACGGGATGCTTTATTGCGCACTTGACAATGTAAATTAACCCCACCCACCAAGCCGACCCACAGGGCGCACACTCTAACTTAATTTTGGCTTAATTCCTCCTTGGATTAGGCATTCCCGGCTGCTGGTCGCTTGCTCCGCCAGTGGCCGGGCTTTTTATAGGAGCAAGGAAGGAGCAAGACCATGAAGACACTTATCGGAATCCCATGCATGGATCAGGTGGCTGCGCCCTTCGCGCATTCCCTGGCCACGCTCAACAAGGCCGGCGAGGTGCAGGTCGCGTTCACGATCGGCTCGCTGATCTACACGGCCCGCAACGATTTCGCCAAGGCGACCATAACCACCAACGCGGATGCTCTTTTGTTCTTCGACAGTGACATGATCTTCCCAGCGGACACGCTGGAAAAGATGGTCAAACACCTCGAAGCCGGCAAAGAGATCGTCACGGGGATGTACTTCAAACGGCGTCCTCCATTCAGCCCGGTGCTTTATAAGTCCCTGGGCTACCGTGAGGAGACCGATGAGACATACTTCGAAGACCTGATCGAACTGCCGGATGGCAAGGATCCGTTCGAGGTGGCAGGCTGCGGCATGGGCTGCTGCATGATCTCCAAGAGCGTCCTGCTGGACGTGGTGCTGAATTATCAGACTTGGTTCAACCCGATCCACAACTTCGGGGAGGACCTGGCCTTCTGCGTCCGTGCCAGGGATCTCGGCCATAAGATCTGGTGCGACCCGACCATCAGCTGCGGGCACGTCGGCCAGTTGACCATCACAGAGGAAGTCTGGCGGCAGACTCTCAGCGAAAGGAAGTAAAAGATGCTTGAACTCGTAAAACTCGCGCTGCGGATCACGACCTCGGCGTTCGATGCAGAACTGAATATGCTGATCGACTCCTGCACAGAGGAGATGGCGGCCATGAACGTCAGCGTCGCGGAACCTTACTCTCCGCAGATCCAGGCGGCAGTGGTCGCCTACTGCAAGTGGCAGTTCGGGAACCACGAGGACAAGGACCAGTGGGAGCAGATCTACCACACCAAGCTGGCACAGCTGAAGACCATGACCGGCTTCACTGACTGGAGGGATGGCGAATGACAGAACCTATCGTCCTGACCTTAGTGGTGGAGACCTGGACACAGGACAGCATCGGCCAGCACGTGCCAACCTACACGGAGCGCGACGTCTTCGGAGAACGCGAAAGCGTGACCAGGGCGGAGTGGTCTGCTGCAGGTGAGCAGGGTCTGAATCCGCAGTACAAGGTGAACGTCTTCGCTGGCGACTATGAGGGCGAGCGCATCGTCCGCATGCAGGTCGGCAGCACGAAGAAGACCTTCGCGGTGTACAGGACTTACAAGACCGGCGACCTGGTCGAGCTGTACCTGGAATGGAAGACCGGCGACGGCAACTACGTGGAGCCTGAGCCGGAGCCTGAGCCGGAGCCAACGCCGGGAGGTGAGCCAGATGGCGATTAGTCCTGACGGGCTCGCAGAGGCCATAAACGACGTTTTGCGCGACTATAAAGACCTCGTCGATGAAGATGTCCAGAAGGTCACCAAAGACGTCGCAAAGAAGGCCACAGCCCAGGTAAAAAGCGAAGGAAGCACTGCCGGCTTCGGCGGTACCGGCGAGTACATCAGCAACTGGCGCAGTAAGTACAAAGCCAGAGCGAACGGCGCGGAGGCGACGGTGTACAACCAGAAGACCTACCGCCTGACGCACTTGCTGGAGTACGGGCATGCAACCGTCAACGGCGGGAGGACGCGAGCCTTTCCGCACATCAGCAAAGCCGAGCAGTGGGCCATAGACGCCTACCAGCGAGCACTGAAGGAGGCAATCCGAAATGACTCTTGAAGAAATGAAGACCCTCCTGGAGGGCGTGAACGGCTTCTCGGAGAAGGTCACCTATTACGAGTGGCCAATCAACGAGGCGCCCGCCCTGCCCTTCGTGTGCTTTTTCAGCCAGCAGGAGTACACCTTCGCGGCTGACAATGTGGCTTACTACTCCAGGCCGCGCTACACAGTCGAACTGTACACCAAACTAAGAGACCCGGCGACGGAGGCGCTCTTCGAGGCAGCCTTCACCACTGCCGGCATTTATTACACCAAAGAGACCGAGTACCTCGACGATGAACACTGTCAGGTGACGGTCTTCAGTATTTAAGGAGGCCAAATATGGCAGAAAACAAAGTCAGATTCGGTCTGAAGAACGTCTACTACAGCGTCCTGACCGAAGGCAGCACCAACTCCTTCGCGACGCCGGTGGCTGTTCCTGGTGCCGTTTCCATGACCCTGGACAGCAATGTTGCGAACGGCACCTTCTACGCCGACAACGTGAGCTACTACACGACCTTCTCGAACAACGGCTACACCGGCACGTTGGAGATGGCCAGGATCCCCGACTCCATGCTGACCGCAGTGTTCGGCATGAGCGTCGGATCCAGCGACAAGATCCTCTATGAGGACTCCGACGACAGCCCGAAGCCCTTCGCCCTGCTCTTCCAGATCGAGGGCGACCAGGAATCCGAGCTGAACGTCCTGTACAGAGTCTTGCCGACCAGCAAGCCGACCGCAGGGTCCCAGACAGTCGAGGAGAGCGTCGAGCCTGTCACCCAGAGCTTCGACTTCCAGGCGCTGCCGCTCGTAACCGGCGTAACTGCGCAGCAGGGTCTGATCAAGGGCCGCACCACGACCCAGACCACGACCACGATCCGCAGCAACTGGTTCAGCACTGTGCAGATCAAGACTCAGTAAAGTCATCGTACGGGCGGGCCTTCGGGTCCGCCTATTTTGTGAATTAAGGAGCAAGCACATGAGAAAAACAGTGATGATTAACGGGCAGGAGCTCGCTATCGAGTCCAACGCCCTGCTGCCGAGGCAGTACCGGAAAGAGTTCGGACGGGATCTGATGGTCGACATGAGGAAACTGGCCGACCGCTACAAAGCGGATCCGGACGACGTCGACACGGAAGTCCTGGAGAATGTCACCTGGCTTATGCTGCGGACCGCCGGCAACGATGTAGGCGAAAGCGTAGACGAATGGCTCGCAAGCCTGGACGACATGATCTCCGTTTATACGGCCATGTCTGACGTGGTGGATCTGTGGATCAGCAGCCAGAAGACGACGTCCAAGCCTAAAAAAAAATAAAACCCACGACCAGGCAAGGTAACGGCGCCATCTTCATGCTGCGCTGCGCCGAGCTCGGTCTGAGTGACGAAGCACTCTCCGGCATGACGATCGGCATGGTCTTTGACCTGCTGACGGAGAAGGCAAACGACCAAGAAGATTACCCGACGATCGGAGACCAGGACGACATCGCCCGCATCTTCGGTTAGGAGGATTACATGGCGAACAATATCAAGGGCATAACCATTGAGATCGGCGGCGACACTACAGGCTTAGACAAAGCTCTAAAAGGCGTCAATACTCAGGCTAAAACTGCCCAGAACAACCTAAAAGAAGTCGAGAAGGCGCTGAAGCTGGATCCGGGCAACACCGAGCTCCTGGAACAGAAGCAGCGTGCCCTGGCTGATGCGGTATCTGCTACGGCAGAAAAGCTGGACATTCTGAAGGAAGCACAGCAGCAGGCAGCTGAGCAGCTGGCCAAGGGCGAGATCGGCCAGGACCAGTACGATGCGCTCACCAGGGAGATCGTCAAGACCGAAGACGCACTGAAGAAGGCGAAGTCGGCGGCTGACGAGTTCTCCGTAGGAATGGAACAGGCCAAGGTGGCAGTCGGCAAGGTCGGTGCAGCGGCGTCTGACGTAGCGGCAAAGACTAAGAAACTGTCGACGGCGGCTGCAGGATTACTCGGCGCTGTAGGCGGCCTGGCAATTAAAACAGCCCAAAGCGCAGACGAGCTGAACACACTGTCGAAGCAGACAGGGATCAGCACGGACGACCTGCAGAAGATGTCCTATGCGGCGGATCTCGTGGATGTATCTGTCGAGAACATCACCGGGGCTATGACCAAAATGAAGAAAGGCATGGCCGAGGGTGACTTCGGCAAGGCCGTCTTCGAGCAGCTTGGCGTGTCGGTGCGTGATGCAGACGGAGCGCTGCGTGACAGCAACGAGGTCTTCTATGAGGTCCTGGATGCCCTGTCAAAGGTGTCGAACGAGACCGAGCGGGACACCCTGGCTATGGAGGTCTTTGGCAAGAGCGCCGACCAGCTCGCCGGCATTGTTGACGACGGCGGGGCGAAGCTGCGGGAACTTGGTGATGAGGCATCTAACCTCGGTCTGATCCTCGACCAGGAAACGCTACAGGGGCTGAACGACGTCAACGACACGATCGACAAGCTGAAAGCCCAGGCAGGCGCAGAACTTGCCCAGGCAGGAGCCAAGGCCCTCGAAGCTCTGACACCGGTCCTTGAGACTGTTATTGAGAAGCTCAGCCAGCTGTTCGAATGGATCGGCAACCTGGACGAGAGCCAGATGCAGACGATCCTGACCATCGCCGCGGTCGTGGCAGCTATTTCGCCGATCGCAGGAATTATTGCCACGATCTGCGGAGCGATCTCTTCGTTCCTGACGATCTGGCCGCAGGTGCAGGCAGTCGGTGCAGCCATCAAGGCTTTTGCCCTGGCTAATCCGCTCGCCCTGGTAGTGGCTGCGGTAATCGCCCTGGGTGCGATCATTGTAACGCACTGGGACCAGATCAAGCCGATCCTGGAGGCCGTCTGGGCGAAGGTCAAGGAGATCTTCGACAAGGTACACGATAAAATCACCACGGTCACCGATAAAATTGCCGAGGCGTTCACGACCGTCAAGGAGACCATCTCCACGGTGTGGGATGGCATTATAACGGCAATAAAGACGGCGATCAACAGCGTTATCAGCCTGATCAACAGCCTTGCATCTAAGGTCAACTCCGTAGGGGACAAGATCAACAACAGCGGGCTGGCGAAGCTGCTGGGCATAAGCATCCCACAGATCGCTACTGTGCCGTTCCTGGCTGGCGGCGGTATGCTGTCGAGCGGGTCCGCCATAGTCGGCGAAGCAGGCCCGGAACTGCTCACGATGTCAAACGGGCGGGCAAACGTGCAGCCGCTCACGACGACCACGAACACCTACAACACCATCAACCAGACGAGCCGGCAGCCGATACAGGTGAACCTCGTGCTCGATGGCATGACCGTAGCTCGGAAACTGGTCGATCCGCTTCGGGCGGCAGAAAAAGAGCGTGGGCCTGTCTTCGTGCGTTAGGAGGAAAAGATGGCAAATGCAATCACGCTACGAGTCAACGGCGTAGATTTCAGCAACTACATACAGCAGATGACGGACATCTCAGAACAGATGGTCAAAGTCGTTGGTCCTGCGCAGGATGTGGCCGTGGACGGGACGACGATCCCTGACCTCATCAAGGTCAAGTGGAACCCGTCTTTCCGGCTCAAACCTCTGCCGCAGGCCACCATGAACACGCTCATCAACATCATGCAGCTCGAGACGGTCACGCTCCAGTACACGAGCGTGCGCAGCAACACGACACGCACGATTACGGCGATGCCTGTGAGCATGAAGGTGCAATACGCCACAACCTCGGGAGGAAGTCGCATTTACGCAGACACACCCATCTCGTTCGAGGAGGTGTAGCAGGTGAACCGAATCATCTACACAAGCCCGAACGGGAGGGTCATCTTCCACGGCGATGCGGCAAGGAACGGCACCGACGGCCTCATCATGAACGGGAGCGTGGAGCAGAGGGTTTCCTTGTTTGGAGATGAACTCTCCGATAACACGATGACCTTCAGGATCAACAGCCACGCCCTGACGGAAACAACAACTGGATACTCGTACCTTTACACCGTGAACATGGAGCCCGTGAAGACCAACGGCGGTGATTACTATGTCGTTGAAACGGGGTCGATGGATTGGCGCAACTTTACCTACGGCGCACCCGTGCTCCTTTACAACAAGCCCGGCGGCATGATCATCGGTCGCTTCTATCTGCTCGATGTGAAGCAGGTAAGCCGCAAAACCCTCGAGTTCACTTGCACAGACGGCATCGGGATGCTCGCACGCATGGGCGACCACAACGGTGGCCTCTATACGGGTCAATCTTTTAAGTCCGTCGTGAACAGCATCTTCGCAGGATCGGGTGTCAGTTACCAGTTCCGTGGAGATGTGTCGGGAATTACTGTCCGTGGAAGGCTCCCACGGGCAAACAGACGGAAGAACCTCGCCGACCTGATGATGGCCACGGGTGCCTCGGTCGTCAACCTCGTCGGCACGCTCATGATTGGATTCATACCAAACGATACCGATCCGACGGTCATCGACCACATCTACCTCAACGGCAACGACATCACTTACGGCGACGATCTCGCCACAGAGGTGCAGGTGGTGGAGCACTCCTTCTACGCACTCGCCTCGGACGAAGAGGTTACCTTGTTCGACAACACGGGCGAGGCCATTGCCATCAGCAACCAATTAGTCGTTTTCGATGAGCCCGTGCATGATCTACAGACAACGGGCACGCTGACCATCAGCGAGTCGAATGTGAATTATGCCGTGGTGAGCGGCATCGGCACCCTTACGGGCAAGGAATACACCCACAACACCCGGGTTATCAGCAGAGCAACAGGATTGACAGGCGAGCCTCATGTGAAGATGCTCGAAAACAACCAGTTAGTCGGCTTGCACAACTCGGCAAACGTGACGAGGCGCATGGCCTCCTACTACTCTGCGCAGGTCTCGGCCATCGTCGAAGCGTGGGATGAGTATGGAACCATTAGTCCGTCCCACCATGTCGCCTTCGAAGATGCCTACGGAACGAGCCGCACGGGCTTCGTGCGGAGCAAGTCGTTTGAATTGGGCAACAAGACCC